GGCGAGCGCCGCGACGATGGCAAGAAGGCCGATCTTGGTGAGTGGGTTCATGGCTTACTCCGGTTTGGGCGGGATGGGCGCACTCTCCTTCTTCATCGACATCCACACGCCGATTCCGGCGAACAGTGCCGCGGCGCCTGTGCCGAACGCGGTGGCCGAGAAAGGCACCTTGTTCGCCACCGTGTCCCACGTCTGGTTGAAAATGAAGTCGGCCGCGGTGATGGCCGCGGCATACTTGGCAAGGTCCGGGGTGTGGTTGTTCACCTCGGAGAACATGCTGTGGAAGAATGTCTTGACGCTCATGCCGTCACACCTTCGATGAGGGGTTGCGGGGTGAGAAAGAGCTTCTTTTCGGCCTGGCGCCGGCGCAGCAGACCCGCGATGTGCTTGCCGCCTGCCATGTCCCACTTCTCGAACTCGTTGGCGGCTGCCGCGTCGTTGGTGGAATTGAGGTAGCGCAAGAGGCTCGAGCCCGCGAAGTTGCCCGCGCCGATGTTGAACACGAGATCCACGAGCGCGTCGAATTCGTTTTGCGTGAGGCCGTTCTGTTGCTTGGAGAGAATCACCAGACGGTTGACGGTCGCTTCAGCGCCGGCAATGTCGGCGAGCAGTTGTGTGTCGGCCTGCTCCTGAGTCCACGTGAGGCCGTAACGCACTTCCGGGCCGGTATGCCCTACGCCGATCGTCCAAGGTGCGCCTGAGAGCTTGAGCAGCGCGGAGGCGATCACGCCCGTTTTGAGCGCGTTCTGCCACATTCCAAGACGCTGAAGCTCTTTGCCAAGCGGCGACGCGGGATCGGGGTAGGCGTGCAGGTAGCAGCCTTCAGCGCTCTCGGTGAGCGCGATACCGGTTTTGGAATATTTCATCACGGTCAGTGCGCGAGCTTGGCGATGATGGCGATTGCACCGCTACCCACGAGCCCAGCCAGAAGCGTGTAGACCACCTTCAGGGTGCTGGACATGCCCTTGACCATTGCCACGTGCTCGATGTTGGTTTCGTTGAGCTTCGTGACGGCCTTGTTGGTCTCGACCAGGCGGTCTTCGACTTTTTCAACCCGCACCTGGGTCGCCTGGTGGCGCTCCTCGAGGATTGCGAGTTTGGTCAGTGCCGACGCGATTTGCGTCAAGGCGCCTTTCATTTCGCCAACGTCGTGCTGGACGGTGTTGACTTGGAGTTCCAGGACTTCAAGATCGACAGGCATGTCATCGTTCCCAATGGTCATTTCGCTGATTTCCCTTGTCTGTCTCTTGCAAAGGCCAAGACGGCATGATAAGTCAGTTCTGACTGTTTAGCCAGTCAAATCTGACTATCGTGCCGCTTGGATCTCCCGTTTAGACGATTTCGCCGCCTGCGAGCGCGTAGCGCGAGAGCATCAGACCCGCAATGGCCGGCTGTGCTTCGACCGTGCCTTCGGGCATCGGCTCGATGAGCGCCTTCTCGGCAAACTCGAACACGTCCTCGCCCGCTTCGGGCAGGCCCGCAATGGCAATGGAGCCTGCGAACGACACCGGCTGCTTGCCCGCCTTGTAGGTGTCTTCCGAGACGTAGCTCTGGATCTGCACCATCGTGTTCTTCATCACGCGGTCGATCGTGGCGTGCGTGAGGTAGTGAAAGCCTGCGGTGCCGCCGGTGGTCTCGAGGGTGACGTCTTTCTTGATGCTCATGTAGAACTCCAGTTGAGGGGTTGAATAGTCAGTTCTGAGTGTAACTAGGCTGACAAGGAAACGCCAGCTTCTTGTTGCGCGGGCGCGACCGACGATTGGATGACCGCAGCGAAGGTGTTCGGGTCGTAGCGCCAGGCATCGCGGTAGCCGAGCGCGGCCGCGACGGCTTCGCTGCAGAACCACTTGTCCTTGTCGCCTTCGTAGTGACGCCAGGCGAAGCCCAGCAAGCCCAGCGTGTCATACGCTTGACCCTTATGCTGCTCGAACCAGGCAAGCGCAGCGCTTGCTTGTGCGGGCGTCACGCGGATTTCAAAGACGTCCCAGTCCGCGGGGTCGAGCACAAGTTCGGCGCGGCGCACGCCGCCATCGAGGTAGGTCGAGCTCCAGCAGACGCTCTTGCCGTCGGCTGTCTGACCCACCACGAGCTCGGCGTGGCTGTAGGGGCCATCGGTCCACCACTTCGTAGCGACCCCGAGCCAGCCTTTGACGCCGGGGTGCCGGCCTTTGAAAAATGCGACTTTCATGGTCTCCTTCACTGGATCTGTGCTGCGGTTGCGTCGATCTTGGCGACGATATCGTCGTAGGCGGCTTGTGCCACTACAGCGTCGGCCGCACCGAGGATCTCGTATTTGCGCATGCGCAAGGCGCCCAGCGTCGCAAGTGCCCCGTTGAGCATTACGGACTGCGCGAGGATCAGGTCGGTGGCTTCCTGGTTGGTCTTGCCGGCGGGCACGGCGAACGCCGTCACCCATGCGCCAGGGTCGCCCACGTAGCCCGCGTCCTTGAAGGCTTGGGCGGCCGCTTCTCGTTCGAGATACTCCTGAGAGAAGCGCATCCAGTTCGAGTAGATATCGGCCACCTTCGAGTCGATCGCATCGGCGAGCCGAGCCTTGCACGCGGCAAGCGTCTCGGCCGGGGTGATGGCGTTTTCGGGAATGCCGCCCGCCACGAGCCATTCGAAGAAGGCTGCGTATTCGGGGGTGTTAGCCTTCAGAGCGGTTACGGTGCCATCTTCGGCAACTTGCTCCGCTCCTGCGTTGGTCATGCGATAAGTAGTGGTCATCAGTTCACCTTCAAAACCGTGCATTGCATCTGGCCTTCACCCATCACGCCGCCGCCGCCACCCGTGATCGTGAAGCCAATGTCGATGTATGTGCCGTCGCCAGCGTTGCCAATCATCGTGCACACCAGCCAGTTCGTGCCGTTCGAGATCGATGAACCCGTGACGATGATCGAGTGCGTGGCGAACGCAAAAGGCTCGCTCAGCCAGATGCGCAGTCGCCCGGTCGAGAGCCAGGTCGCCGAGCAGTTGTATGCCGCCTGCGGGCTGTTCGGCGTTGAGGAGTTACCGGACCAATGCGCGGACACGACCGCAGCATTGCGGTTGAGAATCTTCGGAATGCCGCTATCCATCTGTGCGGCAGTCGCGGTGATCAACCCCTTCGAGCGTCCGCTGCTTCCCATGACCATCCAGACGCCGCCCGTCGTGCCGTCATTCCACATTTCGGTGTAGGTGTCGTTGGTCGTGGTGTTACCTGTCTTCGTAGCGAAGATGGCCGAGGGCGTGATGAAGGACGTAGCCTGCCCGGCGCCCGGCCCAACCGTTACCGTGCTCGCTGAGTTGATACCGCCCGTGGTTGTGAGAGTCGTGAACTTGCCAGTGCTGGGTGTCGTCGCGCCGATAGCCGGAGGCGTAGCAAAGTTGAGGTTGCTCGAGTCCCAAGGCGTCGCACCGTTAAACGTCGGGCGAGCCGAGAAGGTCGAGGTGCCGGTCACGCTGATACCGCCGCTTGCAGTGAGCAACCCAGTCACGCCGAGCGTGCTGCCAAAGCTCGACGCGCCCGCGATCGCGCCACCGCCCACCGAGTCGATCGCCTGACGCCACGCCGAAGGCGTGCCGTTGTAGATCGCGCGCGTGTAGACCACGCCGGTGTTGTAGACCGTGTAGCGCTGATAGGTCATGCTCGAGGACGAATACACCTCGAGCATGCCACCGCTCGCCACCGGGTAGTTCGTGCCCGAGCTGGCGTTGGCGTTAGTCGGCTGGTGATACGTGCCGGTCGAGGTGATCGTGTTTAGATCGACCGAGCCGCCGAGCGGCGCGCGCTGTGGGATCGCGTTGGCGAGCACGAAGGCGGTCGTCGCGCTGTTCGTGCTGTTGTCATAGAGCGCGGCAGTGGGATGAACCGGCGTCTGCGTGAACGTGCCAACGCCGGTCGCGACGGCGAACGACAGCGGGTTGTCGATGAACGTGCCTGCCGAATCGAAACGGCTGATGTTGAAGTTGTTCGCCGTGCTCTTTTGCAGGCTCCAACGCGTGACGCCGTTCGACTGAAAGCGCACATCGGCAAATCCGGTGCCGCTCGTGTCGTTCAGGTAGCTGATCGGGTTGGCGTAGCCCGTGACGGTCTGACCGCCGAACTTGGTCGAGCCGCTCACCTGCAAGCGATCGGTGCCGTTGTCGGTCGTCGTGCCCACAAGCAGGTTGCCGGCGCTCGTGATGCGCGCCTTCTCCGCGTTGTTCGCCATGAACAGCAGGTTGCCTGCCGTCGAGCCGACCATCGCGTCGTTGTAGGTCTGGAAGTAGCCCTTCGTCGCATCAGCCCACATCCATGCACCGCTCGACCCTGCCGGTTGCGCCGTGATCGTGCCGATGCTCTTGACGTTGCCACCGACCTGCAGCGCGTTCGCGGCGTCGTCGACCGCCCCGCCTGCCGGGTTGATCGAGACGTTGCCGCTCTGGAAGACCTTCACGACGGTGGTGTTGAGCACCTTGAAGTTGATGCCGACCGTGCCGCTGGTCGGTGTCGTGCCCGCTTCATCGGTGGTCGCGTGAATATAGATCGGCTTGGCCGCGGTCGCCGGCGAGTAGCCTACGATCTTGTGATCGTTCGGCGCGTTCGTGTCCAGACCCGTGTTCGAGCCAAGCGCGAGGTATTGCGTCGTGCTGGTGCTACGGCGAATCGTCAGACCGTGGCCGGTCGCCGGATTGTTGATCTGCACCTGCGACGAGCCATCATCGGTCGTCGTGGCATACAGCGTTCGTCCGTTCAGATAGTTCAGCGCGGAACCGCTCATGTAGAGGTTCCACTTGTTCGTGCCCGAGTTCATCAGGCCGCGATAGGCGATGTTGGTCGCCCCGGCGCTGCTATCGCTGACGTGGACGCCGGTGTAGGTCGTAACCGTCGCGCTCGCACCAACCGTGGGGTTCTGCGCGATGAAGCCGATCAAATTCGGCAGCGTGAACGCCGCGTCCTTGACCTTCGGCACAGACGAATACGCGTAAGCGGCGCCCGTGGAGGTTTCGTTGAACTCGGCGTTCATCTGCGCGCCGTAGTTCGTCGTGCCCGTGCCCACGTGCGTGCCGCGCATGTAGATCATCGCGTTAGCCGACAGGCTGCCGCCAAGCGACATATAGCCGTCGCCGTGGATGCCGACCATGTAGCTGCCGAAGGTGCCAAGTGCTGCCGTGGTGTCGTTCGAGAGCTGCCACGAGCCGTCGTTGTAGAGCATGCGACCGTCGCGCGCGCTCGTGCTGCGGTCGATGAATTGGATGAGCGGCTGATACGCCTCGATCGACAGACCACCGGAGGTCGCGCTGCCCGCATCGATGATGCGCATGGTGGGCGCGTTATAGACCGGCGCTTGCGCGAGAGTTGCGCCCGACGGGTTCACCTGAATAGCGGATACGCCGTCGTCGTTGGCCGAGCCAAAGAGATAGCGGCCCTTGTTCAGATAGAACCGGCTCTGGATGGCCGCGCTCGAATCGCGCGAGAAAAGCGCGAGCATCATCGAGCCATCGGTGTTCGCGTAGCCGTGAATGTCCGCGCCGGTCGCACCCGCCAGCACGTCGCTCGTCGTCGAGCCCCAACGCCAGTTGATCGAGCCAACGTCGGTCTGTGCCGCCGGCGGGCTTGCCACCTTCAACGGCGTGTTCGTGATGACCATGTAGGGCGAAAAGCCCGTTGCCGAGCTACGCGCGATGCCGATGCGATAGTTCGCGCCGAACGTGCGCTGATTCGTATCGACGTCCAGCGCATTGCCGACCCACAGGTCACCATTGACCGTATCGCCATCCTTTGACACCGGGTTGCCGATCGTCGCCGCCACGGCGTCCGCATGCGCGGCGGAAGCGGCCGCATTTGTCTCGCTGGTCTTGGCGTTGTTCTCGCTGGTCTTCGAGTTCGTCTCGGAGGTCTTCGAGTTCGTTTCGCTGGTCTTGCTATTTGTTTCCGAGGTCTTCGCTGCGTTTTGCGAGGCAAGCGCCGCCGCCGCCGACGAAGCGGCGTTCAGTTCGCTGGTGTGGGCATTTGCGGCGGAGGTCGCCGCCCCCGAGGCGGAACCTGCCGCAGCCGAGGCGCTGGCCGTCGCGTTCACCGCCTGGGTTTGGGCGTCCGCATCGTAGTCCTTCCAGCCGGTGCTGGTGTAGACGCGAAGGAGTTGCTTCGTGGTGTCGAAGTATTCCGCGCCCTGCACGAGCGGATTGCCGCTGTTGTCGACCGTCGGCGCCGTGGCCTTGTTGCCCAGATACAGCGCATTCATCGTCGTGAGAATGCCCTGCACCGTCGCGCGATCAGCCGCAGCCGACGAGGCCGAACCTGCCGCAGCCGTTGCGGAACCGGCCGCCGCTGTCTTGCTTGCAGCGGCGTTCGTCTCGCTCGTCTTCGAATTCGTCTCGCTGGTCTTGCTATTCGTTTCCGAGGTCTTCGCCGCATTCTGCGATGCGAGCGCCGCAGCAGCGGAAGCCGCCGCGTTCGTTTCCGAAGTGCCCGCATTGGTCTTCGAAGTCGCCGCCGCAGCGGCGGATGCAGCGCTATTGGTCTCGGACGTCTTTGCGGCATTTTGCGAAGCGAGCGCCGCTGCGGCGGATGCCGCGCTATTGGTCTCGCTGGTCTTCGAATTCGTCTCGCTGGTCTTGCTGTTGGTCTCGGACGTCTTCGCGTTAGTCGCGGAGGTCGCCGCCGCAGTCTTGCTCGACGCGGCGTTGGTCTCAGAGGTCTTGGAATTGGTCTCGCTGGTCTTGGCTGCCGTCTGCGAGGCGAGCGCCGCACTTTGCGAAGCCTGAGCAGCAGCCAGGTCGGCACGAATCTCGTTGACAGCATCCACCAAGCCTGACGGGCTCACCTGCGCCATCAAGTCCTGGATCTTATACATGGTGTTCGTCCAGATTGCGGCCGTGCCGACGTCGCCCTGGCTGATAAGCGGCAGCATGTCGGGCATCGTGAAGTCGGTCACGAAGTTGCCGGTGGCGGCCGCGCTCGTTGCACCCTGGTAAGCGCCCGTGAGCAGCACCACCGTGTTCGCGCCATCAAAGGTCGCGTCAGCGGCGATCACGTAAGGCACGAGGTCCGGCGTGATCATGAAGATGTGGTTCTTCTTGATCCGGTAGGCGACGTTGTTGCCGATCACCGTAACCGTCTGACTGCCGTTCGTGACGGTGACTGTCTGCTTCAGTTGTGCCATGCGTGTGCTCGATTAAAAATCGTCCAGGTTGGCCGATTATACAGTCAGAACTGACTGTTATCCAACTCAATCGAGCTTCGGATGCGCCGCCTTTACAGCCTTACATTTCTCGACCCAGGCGAGCGTTTCCGCAGGCAACGCCACGCCCTGTTCGATCAGCGCTGCGAAGCCCTTCATGATCGCGTCAAGCGCCTCGCCCATCGACGGATATTCGGCGGCGCGGCGCGGCGCAACATCGACTTTGTGGTGTAGTTTCATGCTTGAGTCACCTCGAAAGTGGCATCCAGATACGGGAACGCCGCAACCTTTACGGTGTAGGTGCCCGCGTGGGAAAAGGACAGCTCGCAGGTCGCGTCCGTGCAGGCGTGATCAGCGCCGTCGAGCGTGATCGTGCAGGGGTTCGGCAGGTTTTCGAGCGTCATGCCATTCAGCGTCGCAGGGCTCGCCGGGCGCGGCACGATTGCACCGCCCTTCACATAGTCGGTGTCCCAGTGCCCGTCGCCGATGACGAGACTGCCGCCGGCGGGCGGCGTCTGAATGTCGATCATCCAGCGCGGCATGCTGCCGGTGCTCAGAATGCGGCCGCTCGCATCGGCCGTCACGTAGGTGGTTTGTGTGGTGTCGGTGGTGTTGTTCATCGGAGGCATTCAAGAACAGTAAGAGTCATGACGGTGCCCGTGCCAGTCGAGCCCGAAATGGTGTGATTGCCCGCGCCCAGATAGCCGCACCAGGTCACCGCACCGCTACCGCTGCCACCGAAGTTGCCATCGATGTTGATATCGCAGTAGTCGGCGTTGGCGTTACCAATGATCAGGCAGATGCCGCCCCTGGACCCGTAGGTAAATTGCGCGAAGGTGGCGCTCGAGGTCGTCACCATCGTCGTCACGGCGTTACCGGCGATGCGCAGCGTGTCGATCTGGGCGGTGCCGATGTGGGCGGTCAGAATATTGGCCGACGCGATCTTGGCCGCCGTGATCTGCGCATCACCGATCTTGGCGTTGTCGATCGAGGCGTCGCCAATGAGCGCGTTGCTGATGATCACGCGCGGCGTGCCATAGACCGCACCGATGGTGAACGGGCGCACGCTCGAATAGCCCGGCAGCACCACCGAGAAGGTGTCGCTGCGCACAATGAATTCCGAGCGCGGCGCACCGTTGACGACTGTCGAGGCGAGGCCAAACCCCGTCACGTAGCCGTTGTTGTCGACCTTGACCGTGTATTGCGCGCTCAGCCCATTGATCGAGCTTGTTTGCTGGCTAATGGTCGTGGTATGGCTGCCAACGGTCGTCGTGAGGTTCGTGATCGACGTCGCGTTCGCCTGGTCGCCCGCAACCCGCGCGTTCGTCTCGGTCTGCACGTTCGCGTTGGTCGTGCCCAGCGACGCGTTGACGCTATCAATGCGCGTCGAAAGCGCGCTGTCGGCCGCAGCAAGCGCGGTCTGCGCGGTGCTGATTGCCGCCATTGCCGGCTGCACCTGGTTCATCGGGCGCCATTCGACGTCCGTGAAATACCAGCGGTTGTTTTCGTCGGTGCCGCTGATGCCGATGTTCGTCCACAGCGTCAACTGGTTCACGCCCGCGGGCACCGTCACCGAGCCGGAGATACGCGTCCAGGTGGTCGTCGCCGTCTGCGTGGCGGCAGCCAGATAGCTCACCGTGCCCGAGGGCGTGCTGAACTTCGCGCCGATCTTGAACGCGGCGGCCGCCACGGGCGAGGCGCAGTAGCACTCGAAGTAGTGCTGCTGGCCGGGCGACACGTCCACCGTGCGGCCCGAGAAGAAGTTGTCCTTCGTGTTCTGCTTGAACACGTTCAGCGACGGCGCGCCCGTGGGCACATCGCTTAGTGCCTTGGATACGACCGTCACCGCGCTCCAGCCCGTCGTGCCATTGTTCGCCACGGGATTTGCACACAGATTCGTCGCATCAAAGCCGAAGCTCGCGGCAACCGTGTTGATCTGTGTGGCAAGCGCGGAGTCGGCTGCGGTGCGGGCTGCCGCTTCGGTCTGCACGGCGGCGGTGTTATTGCCCGTGTTGGCCGAAACCGTGTCGATGCGGGTGGAGAGCGCATTGTCCGCGCTCGTGCGGGCGGTGGCCTCGCTCGTGATGGCCGCAGTGTTGGACGCGGTGCTCGCCACTACCGTGTCGATGCGAGTCGAGAGCGCCCCGTCTGCATTGGCGCGCGCCGTCTGTTCGGACTGAATCGCCGCGGCGTTGCCGCTGTTGCTCGCCACCACCGTATCGATGCGCGAGGACAGCGAGCCGTCGGCGGCCACGCGCGAGGTTTGCTCGGTCGTGATCGCCGCCGTGTTCGTGGCAATCGCTGTGTTGAGCACGTCCTTGGCGGTGTTGATGCGCTCGTTGACCGAACCGATGATCGAGGGCGGCGCGTCCACCAGGTTGATGCGCGTTTGCAGGCCCGGAATGAGCTGGCTGTCCTTGAGCACGCCGTCGGCGATCGCCGCGACGTCCATGTAGGTCGTGCGGGCGTGAAACTCCTGCGTCGGGATCGTCTCGTCCAGACCGAACGCGTCATACGGGACGATGGTGAAGTAATAGTCCGAGTTGAACATCAGGTTGGTGAGCAACACTGATGTGTCCGGGCCATCGTAGGCAGGCGTGGTCGAGATTTCGAGGTCGCCCGACCAGCGCAGGAAGATTTGCGCGCCCGCGTAGTCGGTGTCTTCGGTGTGGTTGAAGTTCACCTGCAGACGGTCAAACGACGAGCTCGTGGTGACCGCCGTCACCTGCGGCGGCGGGTTGTAGGCATCGAGCACCGCCGGGCTGCCGACATTGTTGAAAATGTCGCGCACGGCAATTTCGAAGGTCAGGCGCCGGTGCGTGCCGTCGGCGACGTTCTTCTCGTAGGTGTAGATATACGAGTTGTCGGTCGTGTGTTCGGTGCGCAGGAGCTTGCCGTCATGGTCCTTGACGCGCACCTCGTAGTCCTGGAAGTGGGCGTCGCGCGTGCCCGAGTCGGCGCCGTTGGGCTCGCTGCCGAATTCGAAGCTCGCGGTGGTGGCGTTGTAGTTCCAGAAAACCTTGCAGTCGCGCCCCGCCCAGATGAAGTCCGCGCCCGAGACGTCGGCGACCTGAATGTTGCCGACATAGCCCACTACCGTGTAGCTCATGGAGGGCGCGTTGTCATACGAGGCGCGCTTGCCCCAGAGGTCGTAGGCGACCACTTTGACGACGAGCTTGTCGCCGGCGCTCGCGCCCGCAACCACGTAGCTCGTGGCCGCCTGCACGCTCTGGCGCAGGGTCATCGCCCCGCCATTGACCGAGACGTAGACGTCCGCGCCCGCATACGAGCCCACCTGCGGGGTGTTCCACGCCGCGCGCACGTCCGAGAGGATCTGCGTGCCGGCGACGTAGGTTTCCTCATACACGGAGAGCGACTGCACCTGCGAGATCGCCGCGGCTTCGGCCGGCAGCGTCGGGGCGACGAGCGTGGAGGTGACGTCCGCGTAGCTGGAGAGGTCGTAGACCGCCGGGTTGTATTCGAGCGCGGTGATGTGGCGATTCAGGCTCGAAGTCGCAAGCGTGATCGACTTGATGCGAAACGGCTTCTTGACCTTGGTCGCTTCACCGAACATGTAGTTGGTGAACTGCTCGGGCGCGTAGCCGATCGCGTTCTTGAGCGTGATGGTGTCGCTGGTGCCCTCGACCGTCACCACGTCCGCATCGGTCACCACGTCCGTGTCAAAGAGCGTGACCATCTGGCCGGCAGCAAAGCCCGTGATATCGTCGACGTAGACGCCATCGGGCACGATCGACAGAATCGCGGTCTCCTGCCCGCCGGCGGCGCGAATGCGGTTCACGCGCACGGCCGAATTGACGCCGCCTGCGATCTGCACGAAGTTGCCGATCACGCTTTGCACTACGGGCGTTGCGCGCACGACATAGTTCGTGAGCAGCAGCACCTTGTAGTTCGCGCCCGCGACCATCGTGACGGGCTTGTCGAGCTTGAGCACGCTTGCGGTGGAGCCCACTTCGAGACGTCCCGACTGCGCCCAGGCCGGCATGTCATGCTGCACCAGCACCACGTCGCCCGGCGTGCAGGCAATCGCCTCCACCGGCGCCTCGAAATCCACCGTCTGGGTGAGGTAGCGGTTCAGGTTGAGCTGGAACGCGCCTTCCTTGTAGGCGGTGGTGATGTTGTCCACGCCGTAGAGCGTGATAGCCGAGACGTTTTGCGCATTGCCCGCGAGCGCGAGCGTCGGGTCGGTGACCTTGACCGTGTGGGCGCGGTTGTTGTCCGTCTTGTCGTAATAGGTGACGTCGATTTCGGTGGCGCGGTCCTTCTGCCCGAGCCACGTCATCTTGAACGTGTCCTTGATGATGTTGCCCATGCCGAACATCATCACGGGGTCCGCCGGCGCCTCGGTCGTCACGTAATAGCGCGTGCCGACCTGGATCACCTGAGCGTGGCCCACGCGCAGAATGAGCGCGGAGGCATCCCAGAAATTCATCACCTGATCGAGCGGGCCGTTCCAGGTGAGGCCAGCCGAGTCGCAATACGCCGCCCACGCATAGATCGAGTCCATGTCCAGGCGTGCGATATCGAGCCCCGCGCCGTAGATCGGGTTGGTGGCCGCGTCGAGCCAGATCCACGCCGGGTTGGTCGAGGGCAACTGCGCGGTCATGGTCGTGCCGTCGGTGCGGCTGTAGACCGTGATGAGCTTGCCGCCGTGCTGAAACGACACGCTCGGGATGCCCGAGAGCTGGTCGTCCATCTGCACCCGCAAGGCCAAAAGCGCCGTGTGGTTGTAGGCGACGCCATCGAAGGTGATTTCGTTCAGGTCCGCGAGAAAGGTGTCGGAGGCCGCGGAGTCGGACGTGTCAGTCGGAAAGGACGTGAGCACGCCGTTGCCCGACGGATCGTAGGTCTGGATCGCGTAGTTGACGTCGCGGCGCACCCGAATCTCGTATTTGCCGAGCGCGAGTTGCGGCGAGGCGAAGCTGCGGCGCACGGTGGAGCGCAGGTTGTCGGTGATGTGCAGCGCGGTCGCCGTGCCCGTGTGCTGCACGGTCAGCGAGACGGCGGTGGCATCGCTCATCGAAATTGAGCCCGGCCAGGCCGCGAGCGGCCGCCCCACGTAGCCGCCGTATTTGTTGTAGGCGTTCGACACATCGGTCGCATCGCCATTGGCACCCGTTTGCGCATCCGACACCGTGAGCCCGCCGATCACTTCCGTGCCGGTGTAGCCCTCGCGCGAAAACACGGTCGCGCCATTAACGATCGGATAGACGTTGACGGTCTTGTAGGTGCTGGTCGTGGTGGAGCCCATCGGAATCCAGTCACCGGTGCTGCCAAGCGGGCGGTAGTCCACGTCGAGCGAGACGGAGTTCGCCTTGAAGGCGCCCGATTTCTGATCGACCGTATAGAGGCCTGCCGGACAGGTGAAGTCCAGACGGAACTGCTCGACGTCCGAGAGCGTGGAGACCGTGATGTAGTCGCCGTTGGAGGGAAGCTGGACGTTCTTGCTAACGGGGCTGATTACCTTGCTGAACCAGTCGATCGGCGCTTGCGTGGCGTAGCCCAGGCGCGTTTGCACCGTGACGTTGGCGAATTCGTTGATCGGACGATCGTTCAGGCGCACGTCGGAGATCGAGGCAATCGGCCCCTCCCCGGCGTTGATCAACATGTAGAGGAACTGGTTGTTGCCGTTCAAGGCAGCATCCGAGCCACTCATGTTGTTCTCGGTATACATGCCGATGATGTTGCCGGCCGTGCGAAAGCCGTTGCCGTAGATCACCGGCACGGGCACGCCTTCAGCGCTCGTGTTCTTGGCCCCGTCCGCCCCGTAGGAGGCGGAATTGGACATGTCCGAGCCCGAATTGGTCGCAGTCGGCGGGGGCAGCAGCGCGTTGACGAGCAGCGAGCCCGCCACCGTCACGGCAACGGCCACCGCGCCCTGCACGATCGCAGCGCCCGTGGCAGCGGAGACGCCAAGCGTGGCGCCCATTGCTGCGCCGTAGGCGGCGGCTGCCGCACCTGCTGTCACCACCGAGGCGACCGCCACCGCGATCATGGCGACGATGCGGAAGATGCCCTTGCCGCCACCACCACGCGGGATCGGGCACATCACCACGTAGTCGTCGGGCTGCAGGTAGGTCTTGGCGAGCTCAGCCGGCGCGATGATGCCGCCATTGACAGAGATGACGTGATCCTCCAGCGACAGCACCTTGGGCAGATACGCCGCGAGCGACTTGTTCTTGCGATAGGCCCACTGCTCGACCTCGACCGCGCGAAGCGGCTCAAACGGGTTGGTGACCCGGCGAGCGGTGACGAACTTCTTGGCGCGGGGCTTACGAGGCTTGGCAGTATTCATAAAATCCGACGATCCGTTGCTTCCAGTGGTCGAGACGCTCAATCACCACACCCCCGGATTGCTCCCAGGTGTGAATAAAGCGAGAGTCAGGAATGACTATCCCGCAGTGCGCAATAAAGCGCCCTGTCTTGAACATGACGAGCGTGCCCTCCTTGGGGTGCTCGATGCGCTTCCAGAACTCACGCGAACCCACCATCAGCGCGTGAATCATCCCCGCATCTTCCGGCGCCCCGTAGTCGGGTGGCGTCACACCCGTATCGCGCGCGATGATGTAGCGGCACAGGCCATAACAGTCGAAACTGTCAGGGCCGC